TTATAAAAGATTTAAAAAGAAACCGTATCACAGCACAAGTATATTACAAAAGATTAGCTAAGTTTTGGGAGAAGCATGGGTTTCCAGAATTTGCAGAAGAAACTTTATTGTATGTTACGGATTAGCTCTTTTCCTTGCTTTTAGTATAATTCTTTTTGTTATCTCATCTACAGATATATCATCATACAATAAAGGACTTTGGGGAAACGTTCTATTCCAGTTATTTAGAAGTCTTGTTGCTTTTATAGAATCACCATCAATTATATGATCTAATATCCTTGAACGGGTTAAGCCTTTTCTATAACTAACATAAGCTTTGCGTTGTCCTTCCGGCTCTATTCGCTCTGCTAACCTTCTTGGCACTGTACCTAAAACCGGAGCAACATATTTAGGCATCCTTTGTAACGCACCAATACCTCCATACTCTCCTATGTTTTCCCATGTCTTCGTCATTGCTGTCCATATCTTATCAAAGTCCTGAACAACCGCAGGCTTACCTGCAAATTCCAAAGCTCTTATTGTATTTTCAGAAGCTACTATATCCATACCTACACCAAAAGCACCAACAGATGCAAACCTATCCAACACATCCCCCCAAGTCATTCTATCTGTTTTCACTAATGAATTAATTTTTCTATCGCCAAAAGCTACATCTTTTAAGTTTCCAAAATTTAAAAAATACTCGTTTTCATCATATACTTCTTGGCCAGAGTAAGCTTCTGAAAGCCAATCTCTAGCATAAGAAACAAACTCACCACCTAATAAGCCAGCAGAAGCTATTCTTAGCATAGGAAAAACATTTCCTCTTTTTAATTCATCTCCTAGCTGTCCTCTTACCCAATTAAACTGCTTGTACCCAAACTTTTTAAATAAAAACAAAGGCCTAAATCTAGGATCGTTAAAAACAAGAGGCTCTTCCAATATATTTCTTTGTAGCTGTGTATCCCTTGCAAATCTATACATAGCCTCTGCTTTTTGCCTATCAGTAATTTTGTTAATATTTTCAAACCCTAAATCTCTAAGGTTTTGCCTAGCCCAATTTTGCCTAAATTTAAAAATACCAGTTCCCTTGCCTTGTGCCACTGGTTGCAACAATTCAATCCATTCCTTAGCGGCCGCTGATGAAACCAACTGATTGATTTCATTTATTTTTTTAAAACCAGATAGCCATGTCGCACCCTCTGCAAACTTACCAAAAAAACCGTCATTTGGATTCAATCCTGCAAGTGATTGATACAACGATATATTACTAACACCAGATTGCCTAATTAATTTTCTATACTCTGAAGAAGTAGAAAGCTTATACATGCCTTTTATAATAGGATAATATCCAGCTTTCACAGCAGTAGATATCGATAACTGTGTTATGTTTGGAACAGTTGCAAAACCTAATCCTATCTTAGAACCTATTTCAAAATCTACGATGTCACTCCAAACTCTTCTAGCAGATGCACTTTTCCAATTATAAGACGGGTCAAGTTCTATATTATTACTTTGTATTTTATAAAGCTGGTCTAGTATATCTGCTTCTTTTCTAAATACATTAATTTGTTTTTCACTATACTGACCTGTTCTGTTTTGAACCATTTTTCTTAAACCATCTATGGATCGTTTCCAAAACTCACCTCTATTACCAAACTGCTCAACACTTGCAACACGTCTTGCCCATTGATGCGTATATTGTGCCAGTGCAACCCTAGCATCTCTTTCCAGCATAAAATCAGGAAGTTCTTTTGCTTTTCTTGCAATTTCTAAATTTTTAGCAATGTTATGATATTGTATATTTACCGTAGTATTCAACCTTTTAAAAGCTTTGGAAACCTTTAAGTTAAAATCTGGTATTTGTTCTCTTCTCTTTTCTCGTTTAATGCCAGCCATTTCATAAATTGCCCTAAGTGATTGCTCTGACATACCGCCCTTTGAAATAATATCACCCACTACCTTTTGAAATTCTGGCTTATCGTACATTGCATTTTCAGTAAACAACTGAGGATTCTTATCTCTCAATCTCGCAAGATCATTTGACAACACTTTTAAAACATCTTGTTTGATAATTCTTGGAAAATAAAATTCTTCTTTTGGCCCTAAATCTACACCTGCTTTACGGGCTATCTCCCACATATCATCAAGTATAGCTCTATACTCCCTTACCTTTGGGTCATTGGCAAACGCAGGATTCTCTAGTTTTTTACCTAATTCAATAGCTTCTTGCTTTGCTTTCTCTCTAGCTTTTGTTGGTAATTTTTCTATAAACCTTGCCATCCCAGCAGATTCCAAACCAGCATCAGTAAATCTTTGTCCAAATGTACCCATTAAAACAAAATACCTAGAGTCTGCTTTATCTACTCTTTGTTTTACTTCATTAGCCAACTGAGTATTTAATCTTTTGCCTGAGCGGTCTAATATTTTAAATTTGTGATAATCAGAAAGTGTTTTATTTGGAACCATCGTTGTTTCCCAACCGTTATCTTTTAAACGCTTTGAAAGTTTAACTACTCTTGCCTCATGCCTCATTTGATTATACAGCTTTAACTGCTCAAGTGGGCTCATGTCTTTTACAATTTTCTTTACGTTTTGACCTTGTAAGTCAGGAGGGCTTTTGGGGTTTAATACGACACTAGCCCTATCTTGAAATGTGTTGTCCTTCATGTTTAAATTGTTTTTTATCTCAAATATACCATTAATCCTTCTTTGAGTTAGTTCAGCAGGGCTACCCTTTCCTCCCCTTGTAAAACCTCTTTGTTGAAACTCTGCAAATGTAATTGGATTTAATTGTTTATTTGTATCGGCATCTTTAAACTTTACAATATCCTCATCTATTTTAACTCTCTCTGTTCCCAACTCTGTTTTCTTTTCTGATGTAGTTGTAGAACGTTTATCAAAAACAACGTTTTTTACCTTGACTCCATTTCTATCTATAAAGACTTCGTTAGGCTGTATTTTAGTTTCAGTCTCTATCTGACCTAATATCTTTGCTCCCTCATCTGCTGTAAGTTTTACATCCTTTTTAGCTTGTGTAATTTTCTTATATCCCTTAACTAACTTTCCCGTTGCAAATCTTTGTGCACCTAAAGCACCTATGACCCCAGCCGCATAAGCAAAATCTTCAGGGCTTGGAAGTTCACCTTCCAAGGCGGGAGCAACAACGGCAAAATCAACAGTTTGTGCCGCTTTTGTAGCCGCAAATTGAGTTATGGGATTAAGATTTTTTGTAGCTGATTGTACTACGGGGCCAAGTCCACCTGTAGTCGCACCTAATACAAAACCCTTAGATGCATTTTTAACATTCATTAAAAAATCAAAATCTTGTTTTGGATCAGCTATCTGACCAAGGCTAGACTGTAATCCGCTATAAAACCCTAACTGAGTCCCACCAACAGTAGCGGCTTGAAAAGCTTGATTTAAAACCCTTGGTGCAACTTCATCAATAATATCATTTGCTTTTTTGGCTGGAACCCCATTCATAGCCAGTCTTCTCTTTGCTTCATTTAAAGGGTTTGTAGTCGCCCTAAATGGAAGACCACCTTTTGCGGTAGCTGGTTTTCTTGCGGCAAATTTACCAGTAGATAAAACAATGTTTTCTCCAAGAATAGACTTAACAAGATCGTCACTAACCGCAACACCCTTACCAACCCCTTGCTGTACAGCTTTTTTTATCGCTGTTTTTGTTGCAGATTTTGCAATTAAACCACCGACACCACCAGTGCCTATCATAGTAACTACGTCTGCTGGCTGTAAAAAAGAAACAACCATAGCACCAACATCTTTTAATATGCCGGGTTTGTAATCTGATAAGTCAAACCTAGCTTCTCCGGTAGCTACTTGTTCTGCTAAACCAGTAATGCTTTGATTGTATCCAGCCTTTACCCAGTCTGGTAGCCAATCTCCGGGTATAAAACCGTACAAGTCTTTATCTTCTTTAGGGGTTTTGTGCTCTGTATTTTTTTCTAAAAGAGCATCGTAGTATGTAGATGGGTCAAATAAATTATTATCGTAATCTGATTTTTGTTCTAGATAATCTCCAGTGTTTTGTATTTTTTGGATTGAAACATCATCTAAATCTCCAGATAGATTGTTTAGTAAGTCATCGTAATATGAATATTGCCTTGTTGACTCAGCCATAGCATATCATTCAAATAGCTGGATTGGTTGTGGGGTAACTGTAGGATTAGCCAGTGCACCGGATTGGTTAACAAGTCTCTGAATTAAATTTTGAGTTGGTTGCTGATCTTCATCAATGTTTAATTGTTCATTGACATCGGCTAACAACTGTCTATATTCTTTGCTCAACTTGTTTTTATTAAACTTAAAAGCCCCTTTGCCACCACGTGCCTCACGATCTAGTGTGACCTGTAAACCAGTAGGGTTATCTTCAATAATATCTTTAAACATTTTAATTTGCTTTGAAAACTTTTTTGTCTTAGGTATTTGTCTGTACAAATCCTTTACCTGACTAACTAAATTATCACGTGTCCTTAAGGCATTATTTAACTCTACCATTTTTTGAGTAACACCTCTCCTGCCAGCCCCCTCGTATTGCTCTGGATTAAGAGTTAGTGTGCTTAACTTACCAGCTTCTATTTCAAACTGCCTAGCTACCCTGTCATAGTATTCTGGATTATCCTTCCCTTCCGGAGGTAAACTAAATGCACGAGCATTAGGATTTATTCTAAAACCGGAATCTTCTCTTTCACCTTCTTGTATTTGCTGTCCCGCTATACTAAGTCTTTCGGTAAGCCCACTTATCCCCGGTAACGGCCTAGATGTAGTAATATCTATGTCTCTACCTTGGTCTAACACATTCGTAGCGCCCTCATATTGCTGGCTTAACAGCTCTACAGCATTTTTATATTCTTGACTGTCTTCCGGCTCTGTGGCAAGGGTATATTGAGCACCAATCAATTCATTTTGATCTAATGCCTCTCCCCTAGAATCAAATGTAAAAGACGAAGCACCTGAAGCTAACGTTGGCATTGATGGTATAATATTAAGATTAGAAGCTATGGATTTTAAATCAGTCATGGTCTCACCAGTTTCAGTTTCCCCAGTTCTAAATTCTTGATTTGAAATAGCAGGAGCAGTAATTCTATATTTGCTATAGAGTGCATCAACGCCTCTTTGATAATTATTTAACTGCCCTCTTAAGTTTCTAAGATTACCTTCAGGATCAATTCCAGTCTTTTTTAAATTATTTAATATTTCTTGAGCAGTTTTATTATCAGTGTCTATACTGGGTATTTTTTGAGCGGCTTCTATCATTTGCCTTTCTATGTTAGCAATGTTAGCTAAATTGCCCTTTAGTCTATTTTGATCTTCTCTAGACATAGCACGCATACCAGTTTCTCTCTGATTATCAAATCTACCCTTTGCTTTTACTAAAGTGTCATAAGCAAATGAATCTCTTTCTTTTAACATGCTTATTTGATCTGGAGATATTTTGATTTTATCGTAGTCATAAAAAGTTGCATTGGGGCCAAGGTTCTGTATTTGACTTACCTTACTCCTTACTTCAGAAAGGCTAGAGCTTTGGGCTTCATCTTGAGCATCAAAAAATTGTGCTTGGTCTTCATAGTTAAATTGCCTAGCCGCTCTTGACTTTCCTTCAAAATCATACTTAGGCAAAGCATCAATAATTCTTCTATAGTCACCTTTTTTTTCTGCATCCTCTTTATCTTGTTGGGCTTTATTATAGCGTATTTGCTCTTTATCTCTTTGCTCTTTTGCTATACGTTGAGAATCCTCATACCTTTTATCTGCCAGTTGCTGTCTTTCAAGAGCTAGTTGGTTTCTCTGGTAATCGTTAAAATAATCTGGCAGTCTATCTAAAAAGTCTGCAAGGGGATTGTCAAACCTAGCAGGGCCTAACCTCTGTCTTCTGCTGTATATACTTCTAGTGTGTCCGGGCATTTATAAACTCCTAATCCTGACCACTTTGTTGATCTGCTAAACCTTGCTCGTATACATCCCTAGTGACATACTGACCAGTTTCGCTATCCCAGACATATTCTATATTATTAAAAGTAACTGCACCCTGATCTGACGTTGGTAGACTTGATACTGTAGGTGGTGGAGCGTTAAAAGTGTCGAACCTTACACCTTGATCTTCTTCGATTGCAAGCTGTTGTAAAGTTCCCGACTCAAATGCTTTTTGCTGATCTTCTCTCTGTTGATCTAAAGACCTTTGACTTCTTTCTATTGCCTCTCCTATTGGTGACATTTGAGCACCAAAGCCAGAGCCAGCACTAGCCAAACCTTGACCACTTGTCATACCCAGTAAATTGTCGCTAATTGCTTCAGTAGCTCTAGATAGCTGTGTAGGATCAAACTGCTCAAACAAAGCTAACTGCTCTGGGGAGGCAGTAACCCCAGCATCTTGTAAAATCTGTTGTATGTTAACACTACCACCATTCTGATATTCAATAAGACCACCATCTTGCATACCGCCTAAAAAGCTACCGCTTGCCAATAATGGCCCCGAAACAGATGCCATTGGGTTGTAAGTAGATACAGGAAAAACAGAAGAGGGGTCAAATATTTTAGCACTAGCACTAGGGTCTACTAAGTCACCAGCTATGCTTGGTAAATCAGTTATTCTTTCTACGCTAGGAGCAACAGGCAAACTTGAAGTCGGAGCTCCTTGAAACATAGACATAAGATTTGATGGGGCTTGTTTAATAGCCATAGGTATAGCCTCTGTCAAAGCCTGTCTTGCTTGGCTAGTCGCTAGCTTGCCACCAACCTTTCCATATATACCACCACCGGGAGAAAGACCTGCTGTAGCCGCCGCTTTTAAACCAGATGCTATAGCTCTTTCACCCATACCTCTGGTATAATCTCTACTAGCCTGAGTTAAGTCGTCAAAAGCATCTTGAGCATAAACCGTTCCTTCTGTATCAGCCTGAACTGTTTTACCAGCACCAATGCCTTCACCTAACCTTCTGCCTAACGCAGTTCCTAGACCAGAAACAAGTGCAAGACTAGCACCACCAGTAACAGGGGCAAGAGCCGCACCGAGTAAACCACCAGCCAAACCACCAATACTACCAAACAAACCACCACGCTTTTGTCTCTTAGCTTCTGCCCTTTGCTGATCCTCTAGTTTTTCTAAGTCTGCACGTCTTTGTCTAGACCGAGCAAGAATAGCCGCACCACGACTAGGTTGCCCCCCAGTCTGCATCATCTCCATTAGGCTACCAGATTTACCCATGTCAAAGCCCATCATATTAGGGCCGGATTTCATAGGTAAATAACCTTTTGATTTTGAGGAATGTTCAATCATGGTATAATTCCTTAGAATTTAATAAAGTTTTTATCATATTTCCACCTCTACTCGCCAAACTGATGTAATATAATAATCTATTGTTCCACCAGCAGGATCAATGGTAGCCGCAATGCTCATACCAACCTTAGCTCCAGCCTCTACTGTTGGTGGATTATTAAAATCAGACTCATTCACAGTTAGTAAAGTATTGCTAACAAGCTCAGGAGTATGTGTAAATCTAGCAACTGTATCTGTACTTGTGTCTCCATCATCTTGCCTGTGTATAGTAAATGAAATGTCGGCTGAAGTAGCACCAGCCAAAGATTCTGGCCTAAACAGTATTTTATGACAAGTCATAGTGTATGGAGTTAAAAAAGCACTTGTAGCGTTATTCATATTTGCCTGTTCTCCAGTGCCTTGCCAAGGCAAAAATGTAAGATCTGTTCCTATGTTATCTGGAAAGTTGTGAATAAATATTCTATGATCTATAAACTTGTTTCTGTATTCCAATATTCCTGTTTTTATTTTATTACCAACATCTAAGTCGTTATCAATAGATTGATTTCCATTGTGGTTCATGTCTGAACGCCAGAGTAAACCTTTTTCTTTTCTATATCTAGATAGAGAACCATTTTTGTTAAAAAATAAAACCTCTTCGCCTTCTCTCATAGATTGTACAGATGGTTGAAAATTTACCACACGTATTTTGTCTTGCTTCTTACTGCTTAAAAAACGACTTACCCTGTCCACTATACACCTTTTCTGTAAAGAACTCTATATTCAATAGATATGTCGTTTATATATACTTTTGCAGATGTAGAAGAGGTGTCAAGCTGAACGGATATCTTGTTGCAGGTAACAGGAGAAGATGGAGTAAGTTTTACCTTTGCCCAATTAGATGCACTGGAATTGATTGTTCCGCTTAGAGCACTGCTTGAGTTATCTTCTTCTAACAATGAAAATTTATTCGTTAAGGCAACATCTGATTTGTAAGTGATGTGAACTGCATATACCTTTTTTACCTGTGCGGGATCACCAAAGTCTATCGCTCTAGTTAAAAAACGAACATTGCTTGTTGCGGCCACCGATCTATTAAGTTGATAAATATCTGTAGACCCACCAGAATCGTGACCTATTAAGGTTTGATTACTTTCTGTATCTACAGAGTTAGTTAAGCCATCATTGCTATCCAAAACAAAATCTTTTATAAGTGTAAAGTTTCCCCTCTTTAAATCACACATAAAAGCATCACCATCATTGTCTAAACTTTTTATTATAAAAGCCATAGACTCTTGCTCGTCATAAATAATACCTGTAAAAAAACCTACATGCGTACTCCAATCAAGATCACTAATTTTGTTTTCCTTCAAATTTCTAATTGATGACCCATCATACAGATATAGACCCTGTTTATTGGCCCATAACACACCATATTGCGTTCTTTTTACTGCTTCTGGATGCAACACACCCTGATACTTTTTACTGTCTTCTAAAAACCAATTACGGTCATCTCCTGATATGTTTATAATATCTAGGCTTTTATTTTTATAAGCTAACAATCTATCTGCATAAGCTTCTATAGCAACATAGACATCAGCATCGCCCTTAGCCGCTTCTATATAGTTATCAGATGGAAACGTATCGTATCTGTTGGGCATAGAATACATGATTCTATCGGGATAAGACCTTAAAGTTGCTTCAGCTTTTGTGCTTCCCGTATCTTCATCCTTCATTGTAACATTGCAAACAAAAGTTCTATTATTAGCCACAACCACATCTTTCCAATGTTCTCCTGAATCACCCAAAGCATTACTAAATATACTAGAGCTAAAACCATTAATGACTTCATAAGTAATAAAACCTAATTGAGTCACGCTAAAATTTTCAGTTGCAACCCTACTTGGGCAAGAATAAAAACTACCAGTAAGGGTCAAAGAAACTCCAGATGCGGTTGCAGTAGCATTAGAAGAAATAACTATAACGTTAGAACTGTTATTGGCAGATGATATGGTGGCTCCGGCTGGTATTCCTGCTCCTGATATGGACATACCCGGAACAGCAAGATCGTTAGATGTGTTCGTAATGTTAGCACTGCCACTTGTTGTGTTGCCTGTTAATGATTGACTTGGGTTTGTCCAAGCTGTATACTCATCAGATAACTTAGTACGAACTCCTTTTCCAAGGTGAATATCTAATAACATTATATATTCAGAGTCTGTCCCTTTTTCTCTTATATATATTCTACCACCCGATATTCTTTCATCATAAGGGCCAACTGTAGAGATATTTAGAGATAAAGATTTTAAATTATTAGCATCGGTTACTGTGTGAGTTGCTGAATAATCAGAAGGTAGAGACTCTTGATTTTCATCATATATAAATGTTTGAGCAAATTCATATTCAGCCGCCTCTATAAAGCCATCTACATCTGTTTCAGTCGCAACAGCAAGATTAAATCCAGAACCGGCACTCAAAGAGGTAGCGGTTGCGGAATCATTGTCTTGATTTTTTTCGTAACTAGCTAATGCACCAGAAGTTCCAGAGCTTGAGGATACTGTTCCATCAGTAGGTTTGGCCAAATCATTTTCTTTATCGTGGTATTTCATAAATGAGTTAGGATCAGTGGAATTTGTTGCACCATTAAAGTGTCTTCTTTGTATCCATCCATACCATTTAATTTTAGAATCATTGTTATCAGCCGTATCACAAGCCCTAATAGAATCTTCTACTCTATAATACTTAACCTTTGAGGGAATTGAAATGACAGAACTTCTTAATGTGATTTCTTCATCGTTGTAATCATTAGCAGTTGTTGAAAATACATCAATTTTATGGCTAGTTGGATTTGCCAGTAATATGACTTGATCTCCTAAAGACACTCCTTTTAGAGTAGCACCCCAGAAAACTTGAGGAGGTGTCTCAATAGATATAGGCATAGCTCTGTCAAAAATTATATTATTACCATTTGTGTTTACAACACGATAAATACCTTGAGCCGCTGTGTCAATACCGTTTGCAGGAAAAGAGGTCGCAGTCATGTGAACTAAAGTACCAACTGGAAAAGAAGATGCTAGGTTTTGCTGTGTTCCACCTGATTTGTACTCTAGCTCTCTTAAGCTACCACCGTTAACCCTTGC